AAAAGGGTAAACATAGTCTAACTGTAAATCATATACTGAGAGGTATACTTTGGATTATAGAGAATGATATTGATTATGTACTTGAAGTAGGTGAAAAAGATTTAGCTGATGAAATATCAGAAGCTAGGCAGGAACAGTTTAAGAACTCAAATGTCTTAGATTTTTTTACAAGCATAGAAAAAAAGAAACACTGATGATTACGGAACATGAATTAGATTTAGTAAATCAACCACCACATTATAACAAGTCAAGTATAGAATGTATTCATGCTATTGAAGCTGCAACAGAAGATGGTTATGAATATTATCTTCAAGGAAATATAATAAAATATCTTTGGCGATATCGTTATAAAAATGGTGTAGAAGATTTAAAGAAAGCACAATGGTATTTAAAAGATTTAATAAGGATATGTGATGCCAAAGAAAAAAGAAAAAAACAGAAGACCTAGTATAAACATGAATTGTGGTGAAGGACTTATTGTATCTGTTTCTTTTGATCCTGATACAGGAGAACCTTATGATGTGTTCTTAGTTGGTCGTGGATACAAAGCTAGTGATGTACCACTTAATCAAGCACTTTATGAAGCAGGTGTAAATATTTCAAAGATTATGCAGGGAGAAGATGAATAAGACAATTATACAATCATTGGTATATTATCTTACGTCAAGAGGAGATATAGAATTAGAACGTAAACGTGTATCCCCTGAAGAATTTTTAAAATATTTTGAAAAGAAAAAACCTGACTATCCTAACACACATGACCTTCATTCTTTTTTAAAATGTGTTGATAGACTTTTAGACTCTACACAGAGAGAATCAGAGAAATTAGTGTATACAACCATTGAAAAAGACGAAAGTGAAAAAAATGGATCGATATAAAGACCCTCAGATGGGTGAAACAGATGCTCCGGGTGTATTAGTACCTGACTATCCTAACATACAACTCAATGATCTTGAGATTGAGCTAGGATCAATTATTGCAAAAAAACGTAATTCTAACAATAAAAATCTAGGTGTTAAACCAAATCTTGTTATATCAGATGAGGAAAAGGCAGATAGAGAAGGTTTACTGTCTGAATTAGCGTTTTGTAGAATAGCTAGAGTATATCCACATGAAGTATTTAGACTTGGATATACGTCAAAGAAATTTGGTGGTGATAAAGGCGATGCTTTTATAGGTGATGTATCTATAGACGTGAAGTCTACCACGTACCTCAACGGCAAATTAATCGCAATGGTAGACAATGAATTGATTGATTACTTTGCTTTAATGGTAGGCGAGAACGGTGCTTACACATTAAAAGGTCTGATGCCACGTTCAGAACTCTGTGTTGAAAAACGCTTTGGTCATCACCAAATATTTAGAAGACCCTGTTTTATGGCAAGACAGGATGAACTATTAAGTTGGACACAATTTTTGGAAAAGGAGAATGTAGATGTCTGAAGAACAAACACCACAAGAAAAACCATTAACAATAGATGATATTCATCGTATCATTATTGGTGAAGATAAATATAAAGTTATTAATGTTGTGAATGGTCTTATAAAAGAAAATTCATCTTTACGTAAACAGGTAGAAGCTTTGACTGCTAAACCTAATGGGGAAGACCAGAAGTAAGTCTTTCAGCTAGACGTTCTGCACGTCTGCCCACTTGAGATGCCCAACGAGAATCAAGAGCTTGTTTACTGGCTTCGATCATGTCGCCATCTTCTATGGCCGCCCACATCTTCTTGAACTTACCTAATCTTGGAACACCCATATTGAAAGCCATGTCTAATAATATCATTTGTCGTTGGTCATCTAGGTCTTCAACTATTGGGTGTTGTTTTATTAATTCATCCCATATAATCTCTATGTCGTTACCAAGAAGATAGAAAGCTTCATCTTCAGATATACCTCTTTCTTCTAAGTTCCTTCCTACACCTATAGTTAAAATGCCAAGACTATCTTCATAAGGGTGTAGCTCAAGTCCTTCGTGATCAACCAATTGTTCAATCATCTTGTCCATGTCAAATTTCATTGTAAGTTCCTTTTATATTTTTCATCTAATACTGTGTAATAGGCTTTGGTAAGCTCTTCCAAATCTTTTTGAAGTAGAAAGATTGTAGCTCTTGCGGCCACAAGTTCTCTGCGTAGTGACTCTTCAAATGTATCTTCGTGGTTGTTCCAACCTTTATCTTCTTCGTTTGTTGTCATTTTTTATTCCCCATTGCACTAAAACCGAAGTATGCTCCAACCAATCCACACATTGAAATATACTGTGTCATAAGTATGCTTTCTGCTTCTGCGAGTCTGTCTGGAAATGCCAAAGTTAGGATAGTGGTAATACCCATAAGAATAATTAAAACCCATGCCATCCTCCTTTTGTTTGTTTGGTAAGCTTCTTTATCTGGTATAAGTTCACTCACTTGCTCTTTCCCCTTGACAGCAATCACCATCACATATTCTATGACACTTCACACATTGATAATGTCCATGTACAAATACCTTAGGTTCAGTACAACCACAAGAACATTCTATTTTTTTTACTTCTTCTTCCATTTGTCTAACCCCCTTATACCTAATGCTGCTGAAACTGTTAAAAATAATAAATACGTATACCATTCAGGTAGTTCATTCAGTCTTTCAAAACCATTCTTTACTATATCTTCCATACCCGGAATAAAGACTAAAATTGTTGGAATCAATATAACGATTGTTACAAGCTCATCTTTAAAACTGTTTTGAGTTCCTTGTGCCATAATGATTTCCCACTTGCTATCATGTGTGGCCGCAGTTTTCATAATCTCTGCTTCTGCTGCAGCTTTAGTTTGTGCAAGTGTAGCTTTAGCTTTTTGTTTTTCAATTTGTGATTGCATGAAAGATCCTGCAAGTTCACTAATTGGTCCTATCAATGCTTGAAACATTATGTCTTCTCTCCTTTTGGTTCACCTATATACACACAGGTACTATACCCATTAAGATATTGAGAATTTTTTGTTACACTAGATCTTATTTGAGCTACATATTCGTAGCATTTATCACTTGATGAAAAGGGAAAATTAACCATAGGAAAATTAACCCAAGTGGCATTATTACCTAATGCCCACAATATTGTTATTACTGGTATCCACATTATGCTCTCTTCTTTCTCCTTCGTCTACCTGAAGCTGTAACAGACCACTTGACTGCTTTAGGTCCTGTCTTTTTACGAGCTTCTGCTTTACTAATTTTTCCTGCAACACGTGCAGGTCTACAAGCAGGATATGGTCTTGACTTCTTTTCTTTGCCAGAACGACCACATTTCTTGCCTGTCTTTACGTCACGCCAATCTTCTTTGAACCACTTTGTTAGTCCACCTTTAGGTTTAGCCATTATGCGTAAGTTCCACCACGTTTCTTGTATGTTCTCACTAGCCAAGCATTTGCATAGGCTGATGGATATACTTTAAATTTTCTTTTAGCTTCTGCTTTTACTCTTGCATACAGAGCAGCGTTCTTTGGTTTAGAACCAGATCTTTTTGATTTTTTAATTGTAGGTTTTTTCTTTGTTATTTTTCTGCCTTTTTTTGCAGCAACAACACCACCCTTTTTCTTTTCAGCAAGAGCTTTTGTCATTGGTTCTTTTTTATTACCATCTTTATCAAAATCTAGGTAATCAGGTTTTTTAGCCATTTAACATCTCCATCGTTTTCTAGCTTGTCTTAATCGACTGTTGGGGTTTTTAGCAGCCTTTGGAAACTTCTTCATCTGTCCTGCACTTCTTGCACAGAAAGACTTTCTTCTCTTGGCCGCCTTACTACCGGGTTTTACTTTACCAGTAACAGCAGTCTTTAACTTACTTCCCGGATTATCTCTTCTATACTTTGCAACACCTGCACGTGTCATACCTGCACCAGACTTTGTAGATCTGAAATACTTCTTTGTTTTAGGTGGTTGCTTATCTCTTTTTCTTGCCATTGTATCTCTTGCTTTGATCTTTATTAATCTTGTCAAGCATCTGTGCTTGTCGTTTGTGAGTTCGTGAAGCTTTGTTGAGAGCTTTAACTATCTTTCCTAATCGTTTTGTATAGTGTGACATAGTTATATATTGTATTTATTTTCTAAGTATTTTATTAAAGCTGTTTCGCCTTCTGTCAAATTAGCTTCTGCTTTAGATTTAGTGTCATCTTTTCCATGTCTATTAAAAAATGCTTCAAGATAACCTTCATCCTCTGTTCTTGTTGTTTGTAAAAGTATAGACCATGTAGGTGTTCCAAATAATTTTTGATAGAATGTTCTAACATATGGTGTTGTTGTTCTACCTTTTACAAAGACGTTATGAATTGCATGAATAGCTGTAGGATCTGTTAAAAACTCTTTAAGTATTTCTG